CCGCTCTGCGTAGACAATTCCCCGAATGACAACATAGGTTGATCAAGGAAGTCCTGAATGATATCATGGTGTAATAACACGAACGCCTTTGCGTCATCCACCGTTTCACCTCCGTAGAAGTCAAACTGGAACATGAAATCATGTAAAACCGAACGAATTGCGCCACTTGTGACGTTCAAATACGTTCCAGACAAACCCTCACCCATCATGATCCCACATCTGTGTTCATGCTGGGGGGGCTTATATCGCGATACAAAGTTCCTCTGGCTGCAGCCAACTTGTACGGCGAATCGCAAGAAAGATGCGTTCTCCCGCCTGGAAACAGACGTGACAAACCCATCAAGCAGTGTTCTAACATGTCTCCGCGGAGGCGTGTCAGTTGCTGTGTGAAGATCGGCGGAAAGGCCCGTCCTGAAGGACGCGGAAGGGTGACGGAAGTCAGCCACTCCCCTACGGTCTCCTACGTTGAGAGCAACGAGGAAGTCGTAAAGCTTTACTTTTGAAAGCAATCCGATCTTAATCATCGGGTCGGTTCTCATTGAAGAGTCAAGAAAGAACCTAGCTACCCCTTGAATTATTGCTACCGAGAGTTTCACAATAGTGATAACGCGGGCCTTGAAACCCTCCTCGGATAAGGTATGAACCTTTGAAGGTAGGGTACCTTCGAACATAAGTTCAGGTACCATACTTCCAAGCACCACATACGGCGATGATGAAACTACCATACCAGAGAACTGGTTGTGGAGTTCCAAAATCGCCCACAAAAGACCAAACAAACCCAACCGAGCATCAGCTCCGGAGGGGTGCCGGGCAATCCCCGGGTACATCACATCTGTGATGGGTACCCCGATTGCCCAGTCTTCTCGACGTAATGCTAAGTTACCTAGCACGTCATACAAATCTGACGCGGGACCAGAAGGTACCAGTTCATCGATGGTTTTCAGAAGAAACCCATCTATGACTCCAGATACAAACTCAGCTAACTTACCACCAGCATCTCTTGAATAGTCAAATGATGAGTGGGAGTTCAATGGGATCCTTGATGAGAGTGATGACAATTCACACATCTCACCAAAGGATCGACCAAACGAAGTAAGGTCGAATGTGACCATGGGAATAGTCCCAGTAGTCTCAAAGAACCCCACCTCGGATTGCACGCACTTTTCGGCATCCGCGCCGGGGGACGCGCGACCAAGATTGGAAAGCGGTACGACGCGGCGATAAACCGACAATTCGGCATCACCCAGTAGTACACGCCAGTACGGACCTAAAAGGAGAATTGGTGGAATTCCACACAGACTACCGTACCGAGAGACAATATTGTCTATCTCGGCCGTAGTCGCTCCTAGTTTTCTCAGGGCAAATCTACAATTACGTGGCCGTCTGCAATAGCCGAGGTTCCCCGTATCGTAGTAGCTAACTGCCAATATAGATCGGATACAGTTAGACCAACCCTTAATAAGCATCGATACCGCCTTACGTCCTCCGTAGTCATAAGACTTCCGGACTTTGGTAAGGATCGACGAAATATCGCTTATGTCACAGCCCGTGTACCATAGGGTACTCGAGAGCTTGACAAGCAACGATAGGCATTCCCCATCGACACCTGGATATCCAGATGTGAGGTCGCGACACAGGTCGTACAGATCCGTTCGATGTATCATCCGCTTAACGGAGAGGGAGCACTTACTAGAATCTGCAGTTCCCGAAATCACGAGGACAGCAGTTCAGAATATATA